ACTATTGGAGCAGGCTGGACAACTGTCTAAGTCTCCAATGGCTGAACAAATGATGAATCCAGATGGACAACAAAACCCAGGCAGCCAACAAACGCCGCCGAGCCCGCAAGCCTAATGGTTCTTTTAAGGCTGACAATCCACAAACACCTCACAACGAAGCATACGAAGCTGTGCCCATTGATGAGTCGTTATCTACCAACAACGTAAGTTATGGAGTCAAACAAAAGGTAGTAGGTACATCTAAACCAACAGCCGGTAAGTATGGCAAAAAGGACAAGATTCGCCCCACCTTTGGCAACGTAACTTCTACCACATATTAATATGGCAAACCGCATGGCATTTGACCCTACTGAGGGTCCCACCCCCGAGCAACAGGCAGCAGAAACTGCAGCACTAGAGCAGGGTGAAAAACTAATCAAGGCTCAGGAAGAGGATCGTGATCGTCGTATGTCTCAGAGTGATTCTGAACAAGAAGACGTAGCACTAATCGATGGGAAATTTAAATCCCAGGAAGACCTCCTGAAGGCCTACAAGGAGCTTCAAAGCAAGTTAGGTAAGTCTGAGTCTGATGATGAAGAGGAAAGCTCTGAGGAGCCTGTAGAGGGCTCTGAGGAGGAAGCAGAAGAGTCAGTAGAGATCAGCGAAAACGTTAAGACCTTTACTGATATTGCTACCCGATTTGATGAGGCTGGTGGTTTAACGCAAGACGATATGGAAAAGCTATCCTCAATGGATAGTAAAGATCTAATTGAAACTTACTTTAAATATCACGCAGTTCAATCAGCGAAGAACACTCAGGAAGTTGCAACAGCTCAGCAGTTAAAGACTATCCGAGACTCTGTTGGTGGTGATGAAGCCTATGGAGAAATGATCCAATGGGCAGGTCAAAACCTAAGCGCTGACGAAATTGATTCGTTTAATTCAGTAGCTAACTCCAACAACGCAGCAGCCCTCAGCTTTGCTGTGGAGGCCCTTAGCAATCGATGGAAGTCTGTTGAGGGTTATGAGGCACCATTGGTCACAGGTAAAAAAGCTGCAAGTACAGGCAAGGTATTCCGTAGTCAAGCTGAATTAGGTCGAGCAATTGCTGACCCTCGCTACTCCACAGATCCTGCATACCGTCAGGATGTTGAACAGAAGCTGGCCCGGTCTGGCGACCTTCTTTAATTCTCCAAAGTTCGTTCACCCTATTGGGCGCATAACTGCCAGCCATGGAACGGGGGCTGGTCTTTTGGAGAACCCCATGACAAACGTAGAAGTACGTGCTGCCGTTAACACTCAAAAGGCCGCAGCAAAACAAGCCAAGCTCACCTATCGCGGTGTTGCTTACCTCAAGCAAGTGCCTACCCTGGGCAACTAATACAGGTACCTTCCGGTTGTAAAACCTGAGGGGACGGTTTATGGAACCCTGGACCCGGAAGGCTGGGGTGTCTATTGGGGAGGTTTATTCCTCCCTTTTTCTTTATTTATAAAATTATGGGATTAGCTAGTCACAAAAATTTAGCACGTAAAATGCAACTAAGGAATGAGATCCTTAAACATGCTATGGCTAATGATAGAGAGAAAGAAAAAGCAGCTCGTAAGAAGCTGGCTGATCTCAACAAAAAAACTGCAAAGAAAAAGAAAAAGTAATTTTGGGTATCGGTAAGCCGACAGGGAGGTGCATAGTCCTCCTATACCCCTTCTTTGCCACTGCGGCCCCTTACGAGGGATAACCCTTTGGCGAAGCTTCGCTCAAGTTAAAGAGCACTGACAATAAAACTAAATAACTCTAAGCGCTTAGAGGTTTGATTCATTAACAAATCTCTTAATTAACATAATGTCGTATACAGCCTTTCAGGGTAATAACGTAGCCAATGGCTCACGTACACCCTCACAAAACTACGCCACACGCTACGCTACAGCCCTTACCCTGTTCTCAGGAGAGGTCTTCAATGCGTTCAATAGTGCGACGATCTTTAAAGGTCTTGTTCGCAACTATTCGCTGCGTGGGGGCAAATCAAAACAGTTCTTGCTGACTGGTAAGCTCGATGCGGGCTACCATGTACCTGGCACAGCGATCGGTCCAGATGCTGGACTGAAGAGCAACGAGAAGACAATCGTTATGGATGCGTTGCTATATAGCAGCCAATTCGTCTACGATCTCGATGAGATTCTGTCGCAATATTCCAGCAGGTCTGAGCTCTCCAAGCAAATCGGCGAGGCATTAGCCCTGCACTATGATGACCGTATTGCACGGGTTATTGCTAAAGGAGCAACCGAATCTTCTGTTGTTACTGGTGAGCCTGGCGGCTTCCAAGTTAACATCGGATCGGGCAATACTAACAACGCTCAAGCAATTGTGGACGGCTTCTTTGAAGCTGCTGCTGTACTTGATGAGAGGTCTGCTCCCCAAGACGGACGCTGTGCAATCCTCAGCCCACGTCAATACTATTCTTTGATTAGTTCTGTCGATACAAACATCCTGAACCGTGAAATCGGTAACACCCAGGGTGACATGAATAGCGGCAAGGGTCTTTACTCTATCGCCGGTATTCGTATCTATAAGTCCAATGTATTGGCTAACCAGTATGGCAAAGATGCAACTGATAATGCAGCAATTACTGGTGAAGAAAACAGCTATGTAGTTGATAACTCCAACCTTGCCGGATTGGTATTCCATAAGGAATGTGCAGGCACTGTTGAAGCTATTGGTCCTTCAATTGAAACAACCTCTGGGGACTATAATGTCCAATTCCAGGGTGACCTAATTGTCGGGAAAATGGCAATGGGTTGTGACACGTTGCGTGTCGCCGTTGCTGGTTCACTCCAAGCTGCTTAATAAATAACTCCTTGGACCTTCGGGTCCTCGGGGCTTCTCATTCCCTAGAAATAAATGGCTACTAAAACAACAAAACTTGCTGCAGTAAATAGGATTCTTACTAATGTTGGTCAAGCTCCAACAACAAACTTAGAAGACGGAAACCCTTTGGTCGAGATGGCTGAAGTTGTCTTGTCTGAGGTTAACATTGCTGTTCAATCAGAAGGGTGGATATTTAACACTGAATATGCCTACCCCTTTACAGCCGATAGTTCTGGCTGTATTGCCATCCCTACGAACGTTCTGGCTCTTGATAGTAATGGGCCTACGAACAGCTTTCTTGTAATTCGTAGTGGCAAGCTTTATGACAAGGCTGCTCATACCTACACATTCGTTGGAACACAGAACCTAGATGTGACCTGGCTATTTGACTTCGAGGATCTTCCTGAAGCTGCTAAGGAGTACATCACTATTAGAGCAGGTAATGTCTTCGCCGGACGCTCTGTGGGCTCCTCTGAGGCTGTTGCATTCGGACAACGGGAAGAGGTTATGTCCCGTGCAACGTTGATGGAATATGACACCCAACAGGGTGACTACAGCATCTTCAATACAAACGACGGTTATACGCAATACAACTCTTACAAACCTATTAACGCTTTAACAGGATACTAATGGCTGCCATCTCTCAAACTATTGGAAACGTCTTGGGAGGAATGTCCTCACAGCCTGACTCCGTAAAGATACCCGGACAAGTTAGACATGCTACTAATGTTTTACTTGACCCTACCTTTGGATGTACTAAGCGTCCCGGTACTCAATTTATTAAAAGCTTAGGGACAAACATTCCAGACGATGCAAAGTGGTTTCCTATCTTTAGGGATGAATCTGATCGCTTTATCGTCTGCTCATACAAAATTAATGGTGTGCAAACCATTAGGGTATTCACCGCAGATACAGGTGATGAACGAACAGTAACCCTCCAATCCTCAGCCGCTGAGTATATTGCTGTCTTAGATACACAAAACCTCAGACCTTTAACAGTTAACGACTATACCTTTTTAGTCAATTCTGAGAAGGAAGTTTTAATGAATGGAGCACCTACTACAGTTGCTCCTAACAAAGGTCTAGTTGTTATTAATCAAGTTGCTTATAATACGACCTATGCGGTTGACTTCCTGCGTGATGGTCAGACGCTAAGTCAAGTTAAAGTATTTAAGGCTTCTAAGATCTCTGTATCCCCAGCTTCATTTGAGGTGGAAGATGATGGGGCATGTACTCTTGCGGATATCGACAACTTTGTTGAAAACAGTGGTTCTGGTACTGGATTAGGTTTCCGTCTAGATGCTACTTGTAGTCCAACATTAGTTACTAAAGAGATACCCGGTACCAAGTTTCCAAACCGTATGGAGTTCCTAGGTAATGTCCCAGGGATGCGGGGTATGCAAGCTTGGTTTTATAAACAACACGGTGACGTAGCTCAGTATGCCCCAGGCTCTTATCTTTACTCAAACCATATTGAACAGTCACCTTATGGTCAGATTGAGTTTAGGGTTGAGGCTCGAGTTGAGAACTACACCTGGACTAATGGTCAGGATGTAACACGTTATGTGGTCTCCTCCGTTGATATTGTGGATTACACCACAACTAGCACTCCTTGGCAAACAGTTGAGTTTAGTGATCAGCAAAGTTTCTCCTCGAATACTGTTATTGATTCCAACACTGGCTACGTTATCCCTGCTGGATCTACGGCAGGCTTAAGGTTTGGAGTTACATCCGTTGGAACAGGCGACACTGGTACTCAATACGAATATAAATCAGTTTATAAGGTCCAGGCTTCCCTCAACAACGGAGGTCAGAATTGGAGTGTAGGTGACACGGTAAGTGTGACCATGGCTGGTAAAACATATACCATTACCGTTGATGAAACCACCTTTGGTTATTCATACGAGGCTGAATCAACTGTCAGTTATACGACTGCTGCTGATACTCAAGCCGGTGTCCTTAATATCAGTGACATTACATCATCTTTGGTCACATCTATTAATGCCTTATCTCAGTATGACGCAACCCCTGTGGGTAATGTCATCGTCATTGATAGAACAGACGGTCGAGACTTTAACCTAATGACTCGAGGTGGTACTGCTAATAACGCTTTATATGGCCTTAAAGATGCTGTCAATGACGTATCCCTTCTTCCGCCTCAGTGTTTGGATGGTGTAACCCTTCGGGTGTCTAACTCTGACGCCTCAGATGCGGATGACTACTTTGTCAAATTTCAAACTGAAGGTGGTATTCCTGGACAAGGTGCTTGGGAGGAAACTATCAAGCCTGGTATTCCCATTGGTTTAAACCCTGCCACAATGCCACACGCCCTAATTAGGGAGGCAGATGGTAATTTCACAGTACGCCCACTAACTAAAGAATTTGACGATAAAAATTTCTGGCAAGATAGAAAGGTTGGTGATGAGACTACTTCCCCTCCCCCTACATTTGTAGGTAAAAAAATTAGAGACTCGTTCTTTTACCAGAACAGGCTTGGCTTTCTTTCTGATGACACGGTAGTTTTATCACAAGCTGGGGACTACTTTAACTTCTTCCAAGGTTCAGCTATTGCTATTAGTGATGCAGATCCTATTGACCTCTCTACGTCAACCACGCGGCCTGCAAAGCTTAAAGCTGCTATTGGTA